TCTCATTCGTGATCTCATCGGTGTCCTCGCGCTTCCTGCATTTGACGGTTATTTCCATGGGAAGATTGTGAAGCTCCACGGAATCCTGCGGTTGCATTACATTTACTGAGCGGCAGATAGCTGACAATTCGCTCTGTGCGATTTTCACAGCGGTCTGGTTGGGGTTGTCAAGGTTCAGCCTTGCCCAGACTTTTCTCCCTTTGTATTCGCCCTCGACAACTTCAAGGGTAAGTTCAAGAAAATGTCCGTTTCCGGTCTTGGTCGGCTTCATTCCAGATTCTGTGATGACAGCGATGTACTTGCCGGTCGGAATCGGTTCGAATGCGGTTGCCGGATCTACTTCATGGGCATTAAAATTCAGTGTTGACATTTTTCACTTCTCCTTCCCGCGAAGCGGGTTTTACAGTCACTTCGTGACCCGCGAAGCGGGTTCTATAGTCACTTCGTGACTTTGTTAATTGTGGAACTTTGAATGTTTTGCGTTGACGGAATTCTTCTAATTTGCCCCTGTTCCAGTTGGATATAGGGCGAAAATATCCACAGACACGTGAATACACCTCAGTTTTTTCTCCGCATTTAGCCATCATCCAACTCCTCTTTTTGAGGCAGATCCTTCAGCTCTATTTTGGGATGGCGGTTGACGACACACTTCTTTTTTGTGTCAAATCGCCTCAACTGCATGGCGTATTTTTTTTTGCCGCAATAATTGTTGAGCTCTCCAAGATCGCTTAGGACAGCGGAGCGGCGATGGTAAACCTGACTGATGACCTGCCTTGTTTTGCGTTCATAGATTACCCAGCTTCGGCGGATCATTGCTTTGCCTCTTTCCCCATCATTGCATTCATAAATGCGTCCCATGAAAGAGGCAGTTCCGATGGAAGCTTGAAACGGTTTTTCGCAATGCATGCCGGCCCTCCAAGAGTGCGCAAAATACGTTCGCCACCATCCGCTCCTATGGGCGCGGCGATAGTCCGCTCTCTGTTGAATCCCGCGTCTTCTTTCTGCGTCCTGAACTTGCGCGTGGCGAAAAGAACGGCATCCACCCATTCACTGATCAACGCGTTGGCATGCTTGTGAAGCCTTGGCGAATAGCGGTCATAAGCGGAAGATTCCGGGTCTTCAAACTTCTCAACCTTTGAGTGGGCTATAAGAATACATGCCATGCCTTTTTCGTTGCGAAGCAACTCCAGGCAGTTGAGGATTTTTCGCCAGTAGGACAAGGCATGGACATAGCCTTTGGCGTAGCCGCCGTCGACTTTTTCGATTGACTTGACCCCGTATTCCCTGCAAACCTCATCGAAGATCAGCCTTTCCAGCCAGTCGAGGCTGTCGATTATAACGGTCTGGAAATCATGTTCTTCCTGATGCAATGCTTGAAGCGACTTCATAACATCAGTGAAATTTTTTGCCAGTGGAAACTTGTGGCAGTCGATTTCCGAAAGGCCGTCTTCCGTTTGAAGAAACACAGCTTTTGGAGCGGACGCCCCGAAGGTCGACTTTCCTATGCCTTCGCTTCCGTACATCATGATTCGTGGAGGCTTTGTCTCTTTTCCTGATTGGATCATTTTAAGCAGACTCATTGGATTTTTTCCTTTCGTTCAGCGCGAGTATTTGTACTTGACGCAGATTTGATTGTTGATTATGCAGGGATGCTGTTTGCATTCATTTTTCTTCTTCTCAAACACACAGCCGGAGCATTCTCCAAGTTTGCTGAGAACCATTTCGAGTTTCTTTCTTTTCTTGCGTTTCATGGTGGGTTTTCCCTTTCTGTTTTTATTTTTAGATTGAGTCAAGGATTCTGATTTCTTCGTAGCCTGTTGGCCAAATATTTTCAGCGCGGCATTTTTTCAGCCTTTCGATAGCGGCAACGTTTTCCATTTTGGCAAGGTCCAACGCTTCATTGGAAATTTTCCAGACGCCACAACGGAACGGCTCTTTCTTTTCCACCGCAATGATATGGACGGGGTATTTGATTTTTGACGCCTCGCGCAAAACCGCCCTGTAAAAAGCGAGCTGATAGACATAGCCAAAGCGTCTCGCGTCCGACTCAGACCAAGTCAGATCATCGCAGGTTTTAAGGTCGATAAGACCTAGTTCTTCGTTGAAAAAATCCATGCGTATCTGACATGGAACGCCACAGTATTTAATGCGGACAACCCCTTCGGCGATTCCGTCCTCCAGAAGCCTTGAGGCTTTGTTGTGAAGCTCAACCGCGACCTGCAACCTGCTGATAAATCCGAAATCAGATGGTGAAATAACTTCTTTTGTCTGTTCGGCCATCCATACCTGATAAGCCTGGGTGTTTTTGCCGTAGGCCTTGCCAGTCTTTTCATTGATGGGCTCGCCGACAACGTATTCAGAGTCGAACGCCCCCGTTCCCTCAAGAATCAGACAGTGCGCCGCTCTGCCGATTGCGTAGGCGGGTTTGTCTTCATCTTTGATTTGCCCGGCGTCTTTCCGGCGGAAGAGTTCCGGGCATTTGCGGAAGTCCCCCAGCATGTGGCTGGCAAGAAACTCTCCGCGCTTCGAGTGATACACTTCAGATGGTTCTGTTATGATGTAATTTGGTTTTGTCATAATTTTTTCCTTTTTATTAAAGCTTTGTGCCCTTCACCACCTTTATTACCGAGTTGTAAAAAAAATGTTCAGTTTGAGTTCAATAAATAGGATCTTAAATCAGACCCCTGCATGCCTTTTTTGATTATCTTTATTTTGGAATAGAGGGTTGTTCGTGAGATTCCCAGTATTTTTGCCGCTTCTCCAATGCGGTTTGTTTTGAGCAATTCGCATATTCTCTGCAAATCCCTATCTAGCATATTTGAAATAAACTTATCCATGTCAATCTTTAGAGAAATGCCTTTATGCTCAGGAGAACTGGTCCAATCTTCCAGTAAGCCATCAGTATTTACCAAGTCAATTACTTCAAATGCCCACTCAGGATATTCCTGGTCTGTAATAAGGATATTTAATGACATATTCGCATTGCAAGAATAGTGGGATTTAGGTTGTTTTCTTGTGCGAATGATTTTCTGCAAATACTTTTTTAGAACAATACATGAGTAAGTGCTCCATGAGCTTTGCCGTTTAGAAAATTTTCGAGATTCCCGCCAAAGGGCTATAGCTAGTTCCTGTTCAATATCTGGACAATCATCTTCGAGAATTCCGGCAATGCCAACTGCTTTCTTTGTAAGGATTTTGATGTTTTTCCAGTCTTTCGGGGTGAGATTTCTGGAGGCTTTTCGTCTAGGCATATTTCTCCTTTGTGACAGTCGCTGGGAACGAAAAGCCCGGGAATTTTTACCCGATGCGATTGCGGTTGTTTTTTAGTTTCAGACTTTCCGTTGCCCTTAATGGCGACATGTCACGGAGAATGACTCAAAAAGAAGAATCAGAGATAGAGGTTGAATGCTACTGTGTTGATTGTTAAGGCTTTACGCAGTTTGAAAAAATGTGAGTTTTTTCAGCGTGACATAAAAAAACTCCGTGACATGTCACGGAGCATAGTATTTGTCACGCAAAAATTAATAAATATATTTAAGCGATATTTACAGAAATTGGCAACGTTTCAAAAGCAGGTGTCTGCTGCTGATTTATTTGCGCAGCTTGGGGTGATAGATAGAACTTTTAGTGTCAGGCGTTATTTTGAAGCGGCATACATAAGTCTTCGCGTCCTTGTTCCAAGGGATCGGATCGCCTTTTAGTCCAAAAATAGAACACAGATGTTTGCAAAGTCGAAGTTTTCGCTGGCGATTTTCATCGCTTGCTTCGCTGGATTTCCACGACAATGCGCCATCTGCTTTGGCAAAGTTTTCAAGCATAAGCCAATTCCTTGCAGGATTTCCGTTGCGTTTATCCGCCATTCCCATTTCATTATAATTCAGCTCAACCTTTTCATTGCCAACGATAATGCTGACATTGTGAGCATCCTTAAAATGAATGCTGATATCTTCCCAATCAGTTTCCGGCGGTAAATTGAAGCTGTATTTCTTTTTCTCTTCAGATTCAACGGATTCAATTATTCCATCCCAGATATTATGGAATGGGCTCCGAAGTTCCAGTTTGCAGTCATGCTTAAATTCAAGAATTTCATCAAGAGAAAATCGTTCGATTTGAAAATCGTCTAAAATCCTTTGAGTAGCCACAGGCAAGTCATAGCGAATAAAAGTCAAAAGGACAAATGGCTCTTTTTCCTGTAGGCATAGTTTAGGGATTTCTCTGCAAAAAGAATCTTCTTTGCGGTAAGTCAA